ATGAAAGAATCCAGAAAGCTATGGGCGATGCTGGAATTCTTAAAGATTCAGAATTTAAAATAACATATTCCGATCCACCGATTTTTGGTTATGGAGATGTTGTTTTAGATTGGGATGGTCAAGACCTCCTTGGTGAAATTAAAACTATGCCAAATGAAGGTTTTGAATATAGAAAGCTAGCAGGAAAACCAAAGGGTGGCCACTTGATTCAGCTACTTATTTATATGAAAATTTTAAATAAGAGCAAGGCCGTCATGATTTATGAAAACAAAAACAATCATGAGCTATTAATTTTTCCTGTAGAATTAAATGAATATTCTTTTAAGTGGGTAGAGAACGCTTTTGAATGGATGAGAACAGTCAGAAAGGCTTGGGAAAGTAAAACCCTGCCAGAGAAAAACTATAGGTCCAATTCAAAGATTTGCAAGACCTGTCCGATTCGGGCAACTTGTGATGCAGCGGGAACTGGAGAGGTAAAGATCAAATCTTTGGAGCCTCTAGATGAAGCATTGTCAATGGTGTGACAACAGTTTTGAAACAAAAGTTTCTTATCAAATATATTGCTCTCCTGAGTGCAGGGACGGAGCTACTAAACAAAAGATCACTGAAAGATATCAACTCTCTAGGATTAGTCGTAGGGCTGGTAAGGTTAGAAAATGCAAGAAGTGTGAGCAGAACTTGTCAATTTATAACGATGAACAAATTTGTAGTAAGTGTCTAATTAATCCAGTTGACATATCCATTGCCCTGAAAGATATAAAGAGGTTATCTAATGGTAAATCTTAATTTATTAATAGATACCCCGAAGAATATCTGTGCGATTGATGCCAGCACTAATAACCTAGCGTTTGCCATCTTTAACAATAAGACTTTAGTTGCCTGTGGTAAAATTAATTTTAAAGGACTAGACACCTATTCTAAAGTAGGCGATGCTGCAAGAAAATCGGTAGCCTTTTTTGAGAAGTTTAACATTGATGCAATCGTAATAGAGCACACGGTGTTTATGAATAGCCCAAAGACTGCTGCAGACCTTGCTTTAGTTCAGGGTGGTCTTCTTGGGGCAGCAAGAATTGTTGGAGTAAAAAGATTTGGATCCGTCAGCCCTATTACATGGCAAAACTTTATAGGAAATAAAAAGCTTACTACGCCAGAAAAACTGGAGGTAGCAAAGAATAACCCCAACAAAGCTCCCTCTACTCTAAAAACAATAGAGAGAGAATTCAGAAAGCAAAGAACAATCAAGTTTGTAAATACTTACTACGACAAGCAGATAGATGATAACGATGTGGCAGATGCAATAGCAATTGGACACTATGCTGTAAATAATCCAGGAAAGATCGGTTTGTAAAAATGGCTGCAAAGCTGTATACTAGTGAGGCATGGCTTAAAAAGAGGTATTGGATGGACAAGAAGAGTCCAGAAGAAATCGCAAAAGAATGTGGAACAAGCGTAGAAACTATCTATGTTTATTTAGCAAAGTTCGGACTAAGAAAGAGTAGAAGATGAGCATACAAACAGAAAAAGATATTGAAAGAGTTTCAGATCAAGTAAAAGATTTGTTGATTTCCAAGAATAGATCTTATGGAGACTCTGCACTACACCCTTCGAGAATATTCTCAAAGACTGACAACGTGGAGCAGTTGCTTGTTCGAATTGACGACAAGCTTTCTCGAATACAGAATGGGCACGATTGGCCAGGAGATAACGAGATCGACGACCTGCTAGGATATCTAATTCTTTTAAAAATTGCAAAGGAAAGATCATCTCGTGAATAAAAGAAGGTCTTCTCCTATAAGAGAAACCAAGTTTGACAGGGTTAAAGAGATGTGGGTAGGAAACAGGCTGGTGGTAGCTGGAGATATTATAAAGATTTCTGGAGAGTATGGGGCAAGGTTTAAGTTTGACAGCCTAGTAACAAACAAGGAAACTGGAGCTCAGTGGATAGACTGCTTTGAGTTTAGCAAAAGCTCGGTTTCTGCATGCAGATCGTTCAGATCTGATAGAATTAAACTAATGCCAATAAAAAGGGGTAGGAAAAATGTCAACTGAAGATAACCTAATTGAACACCTAGACAAGGTGAACAAGGTAGTAGAGGAATACCTTAAGGGCAGTGAGGCTACCCAAATATCTAAAGAACTGGATATACCACGGCAAAAGGTTGTAACTTATATTAACGAGTGGAAGCAGATGGCTTCAGACAATGCTGCTATCCGTGCAAGAGCAAAAGAAGCTTTGGTAGGAGCAGATACTCACTACAACAAACTAATTAATAAAGCTTATGAGGTTATCGATGATGCAACCACAACTGCAAACCTTAGTGCAAAGACTGCTGCAATTAAACTAGTTCTTGACATTGAAGCTAGACGAATTGATATGTTGCAAAAAGCTGGACTGCTAGAAAACAAAGAGCTTGCAGAAGAAATGCTAGAGATCGAAAGAAAGCAAGAAGTTTTAGTAAATATTCTTAAAGACATTGCTTCAGAATATCCACAGGTGAGAGACGAGATTATGCGTAGGCTATCCTCTGTTTCAAAAGACAAAGAGGTAATCACAATTGTCAGCGATGTTTGATGACTTCTTAGATGTTTTAAAAGATAGCAACTTTGATGAAACCCCAGTCGACGCAAAAACTTTCGTAGAGGGAGAAGACTATTTAGGTCAGCCCCCACTGTCTGATGTTCAGTACGACATCGTAGAAGCAATGAGTCAAATTTATAAGCTAGAAGATTTAGTTAATTTAATGGGACAGGAAGAAGGAACCAGATATTATAAAAAATACACAAAGAATGAAGTTATTCTACAGCTTGGTAAAGGATCTGGTAAAGATTTTACGTCTACTGTTGCTTGTTCTTACATCGTATACAAACTCCTTTGTCTTAAGGACCCAGCGAGATACTTCGGAAAACCAGGTGGCGATGCAATTGATATCATTAACGTGGCTATTAATGCTCAGCAAGCTAAGAACGTTTTCTTCAAAGGATTTAAATCAAAAATAGAAAGATCTCCATGGTTTGCTGGAAAGTTTTATGCAAAGGCAGAGTCAATAGAGTTTGACAAAGCAATCACAGTTTACTCTGGACACTCAGAGCGTGAATCTCACGAGGGTCTTAACCTTATTCTTGCAGTGCTTGATGAGATTTCTGGTTTTGCCCAGGAGATTGGTGGGGGTAATGACCAAGGCAAGACTGCCGATAACATCTATAAAGCTTTCCGTGCATCTGTGGACTCACGATTCCCAGACCTTGGTAAGGTAGCTCTACTATCCTTCCCACGTTTTCCTGGAGACTTTATCTCACAAAGATATGATTCAGTAATTGCTGAAAAAGAAAGTATTCAGAAAAAACATACTTTTATCATGAACCCAGATCTACCAGAAAATGCAGAGGGTAACTCTTTAGATATTGAGTGGGACGAAGATGTAATTACTTCGTATAAGTATCCAGGAGTGTTTGCACTTAAAAGACCAACTTGGGTAGTAAACCCAACAAGAAGTATTGATGATTTCAAGCTAGCATTCTATACAGACATTGGGGATGCTATGCAAAGATTTGCATGTGTTCCAACCTTCTCATCCGATGCATTCTTTAAGCAGAGAGAAAAGGTCAGGGCCTGCATGACCATTAGAAACCCGATTGATCCTTCTAAAAGATTTGATGATGCATTCAAACCAGACCCAGAGAAAAAGTATTTTGTTCATGCCGACCTTGCACAAAAGCATGACAAGTGTGCGGTAGCAATTGCTCACGTAGAAAAGTGGGTATCTGTCCAGGTAATGAAAGACTATGAGCAAGTAGTTCCAATGGTTGTTGTAGATGCCGTTGTATACTGGGAGCCAAGAGTCGAAGGGCCAGTAAACCTTTCTGAAGTAAAACAGTGGATTCAGAATTTACGCAGACAGGGATTTGATCTTGGAATGGTAAGCTTTGACCGCTGGCAATCATTTGATATCCAAAATGAGCTAAAGTCTGTGGGCATTAGAACCGAAACGGTATCAGTAGCAAAGAAACATTATGAAGACATGGCAATGCTTATGTATGAAGAAAGACTAGCAATGCCAGCAATAGAGTTATTGTTTGAAGAGCTAACAGAGTTAAAGATTATGAAAAATAATCGAGTAGACCATCCAAGAAAAAGCTCTAAGGACTTGGCAGACGCAGTTTGTGGAGCAATCTTTGGAGCTATTAGTCACACCGTAAAAGAAAACAATTCGGAGGTAGAGATCCATACGTTCAGAGACAGATCAAAGAGAACAGAAGACCTGCCCAATAATGTGATACAATATAAGCCAATGCCAAAAGAAGTAGAAGAATATCTACAAGGGTATG